TTCTCATATTGATTTATTTTCGTGTATTTTCTGGGCATAGCAAAACCTCCTCGTGTAGTTCTATTATCCTACACGGGGAGGTTTTTTGTCTATTGTCTACTTTTTACGGACCTGTTCACCGCGAGAAACCTTTCCTGTTTTTTAAATTCATATGATTCTCCTTGAAATTGGGACTTGATTGATTTAATTATACTTCAGAATTAGAACAAAATACAATAAAGAAATTTGAGTTGAGTCACTTTAGAATGAAGTTGAGTAGAAAACAATTTTAAAGCATAGTATTTAATACATTAAAAATGTTTCCACTCTTGCGCTTAGCCGATTTTTGCAAGCACCCGCCGCGGTGCGCCGCAAAAATCGGAGCGCGGCTCCGGGTTGCCGTTGGCCAAATATGCAGCGCGGGGCGCAGCCCGCTTGCACATTTGGACGGCGGCCCCTGCTCCGCCTCGCCTGTATCTGCCGCAGGCGGCGTCTCAGCTGCGCAGCCAGCGGCGGCTTCCTGTTTCGTCCACTGGACGCGGTCGCCGCCGCTGCGGGTCCTTCCCGGCGGACAGTGCGGCGCGGGGCACGGAAGGCCCGATGTGTTTTTACAAAAAATCCGAAAAATTTCCGGCGTTTCGTTACGGATCAGCGGCCCCGGCGGCCCCTTCACCCCCATACATGGGGGTGAGCGCCCTCCGCCGGCGCCGAAAAATGCGAAATCGACCCCGCGCAAAGGAGGTGGTGCAGATGGCGGGCAAGGCGAAATCCACAGCGGCCCCGCCGTCTGCGGTTTTGACCCAGGTGCCCGAGTGGGCCAGCACCACCGCCATCGCCCAGCTGATCGGCCGCAGCACCCGCCGGGTGCAGCAGCTGACCCAGGACGGGGTCCTCTCTACCGAGGTGCCCCCCGGCGGCGGGGCCAGGCGGTACCGCACCGCCCAGACCATCCAGGACTACATGGCCTGGCAGGAGCAGAAAATCCGGGACGAGCTGTCCGGCAGCACCCTGGAGGAGCTGACCATCAAGAAATTGCAGGCCGAGGTGGAGCTGAAGGAGAGCCAGGGCGCCCTCCACAAGCTGAAAACTGCCATCGCCGAGGGGAAATACCTGCCGGCGGGGCAGGTGCAGGGGGATTTGTCCGACTTCCTCCGGCGGCTGAAACAGTTTGCCGACCGGATCCCCTCCCGGGCGGCGGGTACCATGTCCGGCTACCTGGACGGGGATCTGGCCCGGGCCATGAAAAAGGATCTGCAGCAGGAGCTGGACGGCCTGTTCGAGGCCTTTGTGGCGGCGGCCCGGATTCAGGACAGGGAGGACGCTGACCCGCCGTGAAGCGCCGGAGCAGGGTGGAACCCTACGCCGTCCCCCGGTGGATGGCCCCGGCCCTCCAGGTGCTGCGGCCCAAAAAGCGGCTGCCTGTGTCGGCCTGGGCCGAGGCCAACCGGATTTTGCCCGACACCAACGCGGTGGCGGGCCCCTGGCGGAACGCCCTGACCCCTTACCTGATCGAGATCATGGACGCCTTTTCGGACGACACCACCGAACAGATCGTCTTTGTGAAGCCCACCCAGGTGGGCGGCACCTCGGCCATGGAGAACGCCCTGGGCAGCCTGATCGACCAGGACCCGGGCCCCACTATGGTGGTGTATCCCTCCGACCAGCTGGCCAAGCGGACGGTGGAGTCCAAGCTGGAGCCCATGTTCAAGAGCTGCCCGGCGCTGGCGGCCAAGTACCGTGCCCACGAGAGCGAGGACCTGGCCCAGCGGTTTGACGGGATGACCGTCTATCTCACCGGCGCAAACAGCCCGGCGGACCTGTCCTCCACCCCCATCCGGTATTTGTTCCTGGATGAGGTGGACAAGTACCCCGGCTCCACCAAAAAGGAATCCGACCCCGTCTCCCTGGCGGTGGAGCGCACCAAGAGCTACCGGCTGAACCGGAAAATCTTCATGGCCAGCACCCCCACCCTGAAAACGGGGCTGATCTGGCGGGCGAAAGAATCCGCCGAGGCCGAGAAACACTATTTCGTGCCCTGCCCCCACTGCGGGGCGTACATCGAGCTGAAGTTCGCCCAGCTGAAATGGCCCAGCCAGGAGGAAGAGCCGGACCTGATCCAGCGGGCCCGCCGGGTGCGGTATGTCTGCCAGGAATGCGGCTGCATCCTCACCGACCGGGACAAGCCCGCTATGCTGCGGGCCGGGCGGTGGCAGTTTGTCCGCAGGGACAGCGAGACCCCCCGGAGCGTGGCCTTCTGGATGAATACCCTGTATTCACCCTTTACCACCTTCGAGGAAGTAGCCCGGGAGTTTTTGAAGGTCAAAGACGACCCGGAGATGCTCCACAACTTCGTGAACAGCTGGCTGGCCGAGCCCTGGGAGGACACCAAACTGAAAACCAGCGCCGAGCTGGTGCTGGAGCGCCAGACCGAGACCCCGGCCTGGCAGCTGCCGCCCTGGACCAAGCTGCTGACCGGCGGCATCGATGTTCAGGAGAACTGTATGTACTGGACCATTCGGGCATGGGGAAATTTCATGACCAGTCAGTGCGTGGCCCATGGCCAGGCCCTTTCGGGGGAAGAAGTGGAGCGGGTGATGAACGCCGAGTTTCAGCTGCCATCCGGAGGGAAGATGCGGGTGGCCCTGGCCCTGATCGATTCCAGCGACCAGACCGATACAGTCTATGAGTTTTGCCTGATGAATCTGGACTGGGTGGCCGCCGGCAAAGGCTCCTCCAAGCCGCTGCCAGGTTATTACAAGATCTCGACGGTGGACAAGCCGGACAGCCGGGCCAACGGGATGCAGCTGATTATCATAGACACCGGCAAATACAAGGACATGATCTCGGCCCGGATGCGCCGGCCCAATGGCAGCGGCTCCTGGATGGTCCACAAGGACTGCGACCTGGAATATGCCCAGCAGGTGACCGCCGAACACAAGGTCACCGAGCGGGCGAACGGCCGGCAGGTGCAGAAGTGGGTGCCAAAATCCACCCACGCCGACAACCACTACCTGGACTGCGAGGTCTACGCCGCCTGCGCGGCCGACCTGAAAAACGTCCGCAGCCTGGCTTTGCAGGCCCTGGCGGCAGCGCCCAAACCCCGGCCCGCGCCCCAGCCCACCCCCGAGGAGGACTGGATCGGGCAGCATGAAAACTGGATTTGACAGGAGGTGAACGCCGTGGCGGACAACGACAAGCGCCAGCGGCTGGAACAGATCAACAAGGCCATCGAGACCATCCTGGTGGGCGGCCAGTCCTACAAGATCGGCAGCCGGTCTTTGACCCGGGCCGACCTGGGGATGCTGAAATCCATGCGGGAGGACCTGGAAGCCCAGCTGGACACCGACCAGAGCGGCCCCCTGCTGAGCCGCACCTGCGTGGCCTTTTTTGACGGGAGGTGATGCTTTGTGGGCATTTTGGACGGCCTGATCGCGGCGGTGTCCCCCCGGTGGGCCTATGAGCGGGAAGCCTGGCGCCAGAGCTATCAGGTGCTGCGGCACTACGATGCCGCCGGCCAGGGCCGGATCAATGGCCACTGGGCGGCCCTCAACGAGAGCGCCGAGACCACCGACCGCTACAGCCGGGACATCATCCGGGCCCGAGCCCGGGACCTGGAGCGCAACAGCGATATCCTGCAGTCGGTGATCCTGGCCTACGACCGGAACGTGGTGGGCAGGGGCTACACCCTCCGGGCCAACACCGGGGACAGCACCCTGGACCGGCAGCTGGAAGATCTCTGGCGGCAGTGGTGCGAAGCGCGGAACTGCGACGTCACCGGGGAGCAGTCCTTCACGGAACTGCTGCGGATGGCCGAGGAACGGAAAAAGGTAGACGGCGGGATTCTGTTTTTGTTCCGCCACACCGCCGGGGGCCTGGTGCCCTTCAAGCTCCAGGCCATCGACGTGGACGAACTGGATACCAGCCGCACCCAGCCCCGCCGCAAGGGCAACCGGGTGGTGGGCGGCGTGGAGTACAACAGCTGGCGGCAGCCCCAGGGCTACTGGATTCAGCAGTACGACATTGAGGGCTGGCGGCAGCTGGAGTCGGTCTACATCGACGCCAAAGACGCCTTTTTCCTGAAATCCAAACGCCGCCCCAGCCAGCTGCGGGAAATGTCCGACCTGACCCACACCCTGACCCGCATCCGGGATGTCAACGAGTACATCAACGCCGTGTCGGTCAAGGAACGGATCGCCGCCTGCATGGCGGTGTTCATCCGCAAGGCGCTGCCCTCGGGCGGCTTTGGCCGGTCGGCGGTGCAGACGGGCGACAGCGGTCGGATCGACTACGCAGGGAAAAAGCTGACCCCCGGCATGATTATGGAGCTGAACCCCGGGGACAGCGTGGACGCCGTCAACCCCGGCAGCGCCGCCACCGACGCCGCCTCCTTCCTGCGGACCCAGCAGGCTTTGGTGGGGGCGGGGCAGGGCCTCAGCTATGAGGCCGTCTCCCGGGACATGAAGGGCTCCACCTATTCCAGCGCCCGGCAGAACGCGGTGGAGGACGAATACACCTACGCCGCCGACATCGAGCTGCTCCAGCGGATGATGTCGGAGATTTACGAGCAGTTTGTGATCTCCTGTGTCCTGGCGGGGCTGATCGCCCCGGCGGGGTTCTGGGAGGACAAAAAGAAATACATGGCCCACACCTGGGTGAAAGCCCCGAAAAAGTGGATCGACCCCGCCAAGGAGGCGGGGGCCGGCCAGACCGCCCTGCAGTCCGGGCAGAAAACCTATCAGGACGTCTGCGCCGAGCGGGGCAAAGACTGGCGGCAGGCCATTGAAGAGACAGCCGAGGTCCTGGCCTATGGCCGGGAACGGGGCGTAGACATGGGAGGTGTACTGTTTGGCAGCAAAGCAGCAGCCCTGGACCCCGACGCAGACCAGGGCAAACCCGAAGAAGAATGACGGCACCCGTTCCATGGGCCAGATCCTGGCCCGGGAAGGGGAGGAGGACACCGGCCGCCGGCGGATCCTCAGCTTTTCCAGTGAGGAGCCGGTGGACCGGTATTTCGGCCCCGAAATCCTGGACCACGCCGGCGACGCCGTGAACCTGCAGCGCCTGAACGAGATCGGCGTCCTGCTTTTCAACCACGACCCGGACAAGGTGGTGGGCCGGATTCTCAAAGCCTGGGTGGAAAACGGCCGGGGCATGGCCGAGGTGGAGTTTGACACCGACGCCGAGTCTGAGGTCGTTTTCCAGAAAGTCTGCTCCGGCACCCTGAAAACCACCTCGGTCCGCTACCGGGTGGACCGGTGGGAGGTGGTGGAGGCCGGCAAGACCTCCGGCGACGGCCGGTTCACCGGGCCCTGTTCCATCGCCCGCAAGTGGACGCCGGTGGAGGTGTCCATTGTGTCGGTCCCGGCGGACCCTACCGTCGGGGTGGGCCGCTCGGAAGGGGAGGAGGCCCTGCCTCTCGACCTGTGGGAGCGGCAGATCCAGATCAACCAGAACAAAATGAGGTGACAACAGCATGAACAAAACCGAAGCACTTGCCCGTCAGCAGGCCCTGGTGAACCAGGCCCGCACCGAGAACCGCGGCCTCACCGCCGAGGAACAGGCCGAGTTCGAGCGCTGCCAGCAGATCATCGACGCCGAGCCCGCCGGCACCGCCGGCCAGGGCAGCCAGGGCGCAGCGGAGGGCCAGCGGGGCGCAGACCCCGCCGGGCCCGACGCCATCCAGCAGGCTCTGGCCGCCGAGCGCCAGCGGACGGCCGACATCACCAGCCTGTGCCGTCAGGTGGGGATGGACGCCGCCCCCTCCATCGACACCATGCAGGCCATCATGCTCAAACTGCTGAGACAGACCGACCCCTTTGGGGAGAGCATCATGGTGCAGCCCCGGTTTGTGATTGTGCCGGTGGGCTACGGCTTCAAGATGGCCCAGATCCTGGAGAGCCCCCAGATTGACGTGGAGGGCATCGGCAGCCACACCGCCAACGCCCTCTATCAGTACCGCAACCGCCTGCAGGCGGTGGAGGAGGGCACCATCAACACCCTGGCCAAGGGTGAGGCCCTGCCCTGGTTCATGGCGGGCGACCCCGCCACCGGCCGCTCCATCCAGGTGGACTACCTGAACGGTATGAAAACCCCCTCCATCCGCCGCAGTCAGCCCGCGGGCCGGCTGGGCTATGTGTGGGACCTGTGGATGGACTGGGGCGTCAGCGCAGTGGACTGGCGGGGCATCGCCAAGAACCCCGGCGTCCAGTAAGGAGGTACAGCTATGGCAGCGATTTTTTACCAGACCGGCGATGTGATCGACTACACCGCCGCAGAACCCCTGTCCTTTGGGGACGTGGTGGATCTGTCCACCCGCATCGGCGTGGCCGGTGCCGACATCGCCAGGGACGCCGCCGGCCCGGTGCAGGTGACCGGCGTTTACCGGATCCCCAAGGCCTCCGGCGCCGTGACGGTGGGCCAGGCCCTCTACTGGGATAACTCCGCCAAGAACGTCACCACCACCAGCGGCAGCACCCCGGCGGGCTGGGCGGTGGCCCCCGCCGCCAGCGAGGACCCCGACGTCCTGGTCAAGATCGGGTGAGGGGGGACGATGGCCATGAAACAGCTGATTGCCAAGCGCTCCATCCTCTACCAGAACCGGATGTACGCCCCCGGCGAGGCCCTGCCTGCCGCCGACGGCCGGATGGCCAAAGCCTGGCTGCGGGCCGGCAGCGCCGTCTGGCAGGAGGACACGCCCCCCGCTGAAATGCTCACCGGCCACCTGGCCCAGCTGAACGAGATGACCAAGGCCCAGCTGCTGAAGCTGGCAGGTGAGCTGGGCCTGGACGCGTTGTCCGCCAAGACCAAGATCGACCTGGTGGCCCTGATCGGGGCCGCGGAAGTCCAGGCCCCCGCCGAGGCCGTCCAGGACACCGACGACGAAACCCAACCGAACGACGACGAGGGCACCCAGTGATGGGCGCCCTTTCGTTTAAGGACTGCATCGCGGCGGATATCCAGCAGGTCTTTTTGAACCAGGAGGAATTTGCCGAGGTCCATACGGTGGACGGCAAACCCATGCGGGTGATCCTGGACGACGACAGCCTGCTGGAACGGGATGCCGCCCGGGGCGGTCCCTATACCGTGAAGAAACCCATCCAGTGGGCCATCTGGAACGACACCAAAGCCCATCCCTATTACCTGGGAGCGGTGGAGTTCCAGTTGGAAATCCCCACCATTTGCCCGGAGGTGCCTTTTACATGACGAAGAAATCCAAAACGGTTGGCTCTCTGGTCTACTGCGGCCCCAACATCAAGGGGCTGGCCATGACCTGGACCATCTACACCAATGGCCTGCCCGAAAAGCTGCAGGCAGCGGCCGACACAGACAAGGCCCTGGCCGGCCTGATCGTGCCGCTGGACCAGATGCCGGAGGCCATGAAGCAGATCCGGATGAAATACGGCCGGATTTATACCTACTACAAGCGCGTTCTGGACGCGCAGAAAGGCTAAGGTGCGCCTATGGCATATGATCATGGCATCGGCGTGGTTGAACAATCCACCAGCCTCACCACGCCGGTGGAAAGCGCGGCGGGGCTGCAGGTGATTTTCGGCACAGCCCCCATCCACCTGCTGAAAGACCCGGCGGCTGCCGTCAACAAGCCCGTCCTCTGCTACTCCTTCGCGGAGTGCCAGCAGGGGCTGGGCTATTCGGATGATTTTAAGGATTTTTCGCTCTGCCAGAGCATGGACGCCAGCTTCCGGGTGTTCAGCGTGGCCCCCATCATCCTGGTGAACGTCCTGGACCCGGGCAAGGAGAGCCACACCACCGCCAACGAGGAGGCAGACTTCCCGGCGGCGGATGGCGTGGTCCGGTATGACAAGCCCTTTGTACTGCTGAACACCCTGTCGGTGAAAAACGGCGACACCCCCCTCACCGAGGGGGAGGACTACCTGGCGGAACACGCCGAGGACGGCTCGGTGACCATCACCCTGCTGGATGAGGCCGCCGAGGCCGAGACGGTGAAGATCGCCAGCAAGAGCCTCAACCCCGCCGGGGTGACCAATGCCGACATCGTGGGCGGCGTGGACGTGGAGACTGGCGCCGAAACCGGCATCGAGATGGTCCGCCGGATTTATCCCAAGTTCGGCCTGACCGCCGGCATCCTGCTGGCCCCCGGCTGGAGCCAGGACCCGGTGGTCACCGCCGCCCTCCAGGCCAAGACCGAGGGCATCTGCGGAGTGTTCCGGGCCCAGACCTACATCGACATCTCCACCGACAAGGCCAGCGGCGGCGCAGCCGTCTACACCGAGGTCAAGTCCGCCAAGGAAAAGCAGGGGGTCACCTCTGCCTTTGCGGCGGCCCTCTGGCCCATGGTGGCAGTGGGCAGCAAGGTGTATGCCTTCTCGGCCATGCTGGCCCCCCTCACCGCCACGGTGGACGCCGACAACGATGATGTACCCTGTGAGAGCCCCTCCAACAAGGACCTGCGGATCACCGGCACCGTCCTCCACGACGGCACCGAGGTGCTGCTGGACCAGCAGCAGGCCAATGACCTGCTCAACGCCAACGGCGTCATCACCGCCATCAATGCCAACGGCTGGAAGGCCTGGGGCAACAACACCGCCGCCTACCCCTCCACCACCGACCCCAAGGACCGGTTTTTGGCGGTGCGGCGGTTCTTCAACTGGGACGCCAACAACTTCATCCTGACCTATTTCCAGAAGGTGGACAACCCCGCCAATACCCGGCTGGTCCAGTCCATTGTGGACAGCCAGAACATCAAGGGCAACGGCTATGTGGCCAAGGATTATGTGGCGGGCTACCGGTGCGAGTTCCGGGATGAGGAAAACCCCCTCACCGACCTGCTGAACGGCCACCTGACGGTCCACACCTTCCTGGCGCCCTATGTCCCGGCGGAGTACATCGAGAATATCAACGAATACGACACCGCCGCCCTGGAGGCAGCTTTGACCGGAGGTGACGCAGCGTGAACAACATCCCCAGCAAAATCCACAGCTATAACCTCTACAACGACGACCTGGGCGGCCGTTTCTTCGGCGTGGGCGACGAGTGCGCCCTGCCCGACTTCGAGCAGCTGGTGGAAACCCTCAGCGGCGCCGGCATCCTGGGCGAGCTGGACGACCCGGCCCCCGGCCACTATTCCAACCAGCAGATGGAGATCCCCTTCCGTGTGCTGGATGAGGAACCCATCAGCCTGATGGACACCACCAAGGCGGTGAAGCTGACCATGCGGGGCGCCCTGCAGTCCCTGACGTCGGAGGGCGACACCGCCTTCCGGCCTTTGAAAGTAGTGGTGCGGGGCAAGTGCGCCACCCTGAAACTTGGCACCCTCAAGGCAGCCACCGCCATGAGCAGCAGCGTCACCCTGAACATCTCTTACATCAAGATTTCGCTTGACGGCAAGGAGCTGGTGGAGCTGGACAAGCTCAACGGCATTTTCAAGATCGACGGTAAAGACGTCCTGCAGAAAGTGAGGGAAATGACCTGATGAACGCACACATTGCAGACCCCAATGTCCTGGACGCTGCGGCCCAGAATCCCCAGAATTTCGAGCTCACCCCCGCGGCTGCCCACGACACAGAGGACCAGGAGGACCTGGTCCTCCGCTTCAAGAAGCCCTATACCTTCGAGGGGGAGACCTACACCGAGGTGGACCTCAGCGGCCTGGAGGACCTCTCGGCCGCCGACCTGTGCAAGGTGGGCAAGATGGTCAAAAAGACCGACGGCGTGGACCCCATCGCCGAAATGTCCCTGCCCTACGCCATCTACATGGCGGCCCGGGTCACCGGCAAGCCTCTGGAGTTTTTCCAGCAGCTGCCCGCCCGGGAGGCCGTCAAGCTGAAAAACCTGGTGGTGGGTTTTCTCTACGGCGAGGTTGGGGAGGAGTAACCCCGCCGGAGATCCGCAAGGGCTGCGTGGCCCTGTCCCTACAGCTTCACAGCGGGATTGACTACTTTTTGGAAATGTCCCTGGAGGACCTGAACGATCTGGCAAAGGTGGTGATGGAGTATGTCCAAGAGCAAAACCATGGAACTGGCCATCAAAATCGCCGGTAAGGTGGACAAGTCCCTGGGCACCAGCGTAAAAACTTCCTCCAAACAGCTGGATTCCATCGTAAAAACCGCCAACCGGCTGTCCACCGTCACCGCCGCCGGCCTGGCTGCCATGGGCACCGGCGCCGCGGCCGCCACCAAGTACCTGGCGGACCTGGGCGGCCAGTGGCAGAAGGCCACCAACCAGGTGGCCTCCTCCACCGGCGCGGCGGGCGCCCAGCTGGAAAAGCTCCGGGGCGTCATGGAGACGGTCTACGCCAACAACTTCGGCGCCGACGTCAACGACGTGGCCGAGGCGGTGGCCCTGGTGGACAAGAACATGGCCGGCCTGAGCCAGAACGGCATGGTCCAGGCCACCCAGGGGGCCATTGCCCTGCGGGATGCCTTTGGCTACGACGTGGCCGAAAGCACACGGGCCGTCGAGGCCATCCGCAAAAACTTTGGCGTCTCGGCGGAAAAAGCCTTTGACCTGATCGCCGCCGGCGCCCAGAACGGCCTGGACTTCTCGGGAGAACTGATCGACACCATCAACGAGTATTCGGTCCAGTTCGCCAAGCTGGGCCTGTCCGCCGACGATATGTTCCAGATTCTCCAGTCGGGGGCCGACGGCACCGCCTGGAACCTGGACAAGGTGGGCGACGCGGTGAAGGAGTTCTCCATCCGGGCCATCGACGGCAGCGACACCACCGTCAGCGCCTTCCAGGCTCTGGATTACAACGCCGATGAGATGATGGCCACCTTCGCCGCCGGCGGCGACAAGGCAAACCAGGCCTTTTTTGAGGTGCTGAACAGGCTGCTGGCCATGGACGACCAGGTCCAGCGGGACGCTGTGGGCGTCAAGCTGTTCGGCACCATGTGGGAGGACCTGGGCGTGGATGCCCTGCAGGCCATGGCCGACGCCTCCTCGGCAGCCTACAGCACCGGCGAGGCCCTGGAACAGATCAACCAGACCAGGTACAACGACCTGGACAGCGCTCTGGAAGGGGTGCGCCGCCGCCTGGAAGTGGCCATGCTGCCCGCCGCCGACGCGGTGTATCAGTCGCTGATGGCCCATCTGCCCGAGGTAACCGGCGCCTTGGATGAGATGTCCCCCGTGATTCAGGAGATCGCGGGGGATTTCGGCGACATGGCCGTGGGAGCCTTCACCGAGGCCCTGCCCCAGCTGGTGACGGGCCTGCGGGATTTCGCAGACTGGGCCGGCCAGGCCTATACCGCCGCCCAGCCCTTCCTGGCCTTCCTGTGGAAGCACAAGGGGACGGTGGCCGCCTTCGCGGTGGCCCTGCGGATGGTGGGCCCGGCGGTGAATACCGTCTCCAAGGGGATGGAGGCCTTTGGCAAGGCAAAGACCTTCTTTGCCCTGCTCCAGGCCTCGGGCAAGCTGGGCCAGTTTGTCACCATCCTGAAAGCCGCCGGCACCGCCCTGGCGGGGCCCCTGGGGATTATCCTGGCCATCGGCGCCGCCCTGGTGCTGCTGTACCAGAACTGGAGCCAGGTGGACGCCCTGGTCCAGTCCTTCATCGCCATGGTAAGCGAACGTTTCCCGGCGGCGGGGGCTTTCCTCCAGGCCTTCTGGCAGTCGGTCCAGGCCGGGGCAGCCAATGCCCAGGCCATCCTCCAGAACCTTTTGGATTTTGTGGGGAACGTCTTTGCCGGCAACTGGTCCGCCGCCTGGCAGAACATCGTCAACATCTTCGGCAATATCTTCGGCCTGATCGGCAACATCGCCAAGGCACCCATCAACGGGGTGATCGCCCTCATCAACCAAGCCATCGAGGGGATCAACGGCCTGGCGGTGGATATTCCCGACTGGGTGCCGGTGGTGGGCGGCAAACAGCTGGGCTTTTCGATTCCCACCATCCCCCAGCTGGCGGCAGGCGGCATCGCCACCCGGCCCACCCTGGCCGAAATCGGCGAGGGCGGGGAGCCGGAAGCGGTCATGCCCCTGTCCAAGCTGGCCGAACTTCTGGACCGGTGGCCGAAACCCGGCCCCAACGGCCGGGGCGGCGCTGCCGGAGGCGACAGCATCACCTTTGCCCCGGTGTTCAACTTCTACGGCGGTACCCCCACCCGGGAGGAGGCCCAGGAGGCCGGCCGCATCAGCTTTGCCGAGTTCAAGCGGCTGTACAAGCAGATGAAGGCCGAGGAGCGCCGGAAGAATTTCCGCACCGACCCGGATAAGGAGAGAATTTGATGGAAGCAACCTATACCACCCGGGCGGGAGACGCCTGGGACCTGATCGCCTACCGGGTCTATGGGGATGTGAAGTACACCGGCTGGCTGATGGCGCACAATTTCCCGCTGCTGGATGTGTTTGTGTTTGACGCCGGGACGGTCCTCAACACCCCGCCCCTGCCGGCAGAACAGACCGCCTCCAGTCTGCCCGCCTGGAGGACCCGGTGAGGCCCCGGCGGGCGGAGGCCGCCCTGACCTGGAACGGGGCGGCGGTGACCACCGACATGATCGGCTCCAAGGGGGAGGTGACCTACACCGACCCGGCGGACGGCGAGTCGGACACCATCGACATCACCATCAACGACCGGGACGCCCAGTGGGCGGGGGACTGGCTGCCCCAGAAGGGGGACACCCTGACGGCCCAGATTTTGATTTATGACTGGGACGCCGAGGGGGATGACCGCAGCTTCGACTGCGGGTCCTTCACCCTGGACGATTACAACTTTTCGGGCTGGCCCCGGACCGGCACCATCTCGGGGGTGTCGGTGCCGGCGGACACGTCGTTCAAGACCACCAAACGCACCAAGACCTGGGAAAAGTCCACCCTCCAGGCCATCGGGCAGGAAATCACCGCTCGGGCAGGGATTTCCCTGGTGTGGGACGTGGAGGGCGGGGATGTCCCCATCGAGACGGTGGAGCAGACCGAGCAGAACGACTGTGAGTTCTATACCCAGCTCTGTGGGACCTACGGCCTCTGCCTCAAGCTCTACGCCCAGAAGCTGGTGGTGTATGACCGGGAGGCCTACAAGGCCAAAGAGCCCGCCCACACCATCCGCAAGGAGGATATCCAGAACTGGAACTGGCACACCAAGCTGGAAGGCACCTACACCGGCGGGGAGTACACCTACACCGACCCCACCACCGAGGAGGAGATCAAGGCCACCATCGGCGGCGGGGACCGCATCCTGAAGGAATCGGGCAAGGCGGACAACGCCGCCGACGCCCAGCGGAAGATCACCGCCCTGGTGAACAAGGCCAACCACGGCGCCACCACCCTGACGGTGACCATCCAGGGCCGGCCGGGGCTGGTGGCCACCCAGTGCGTGACGGTGGAGGGGATGGGCGGCGCCATCGACGGCAAGTACTACATCGACAGCGCCGCCAGCCATATCGGCAGCGGCTACACTATGGAGCTGGAGCTGTCCAAAGTGGAAGGAGGGAGCCTGTGAGCGCAGAAATCCGTGTGGGCAAGGTGTCCAGCATCGACTACCCCAGCGGGATGGTCCGGGTGACCTATCCCGACATGGACGACGACGTCACCCGGCTGATCCCGCTGTTTTCATCGGAATACGCCATGCCCCCGGTGGGGGCGCTGGTGGCGGTGGTGCATCTGTCCAACGGCGCCGAGGCCGGGGTGGTGCTGGGCCGGCCCTGGTCGGCCAAGCTGACGCCCCCGGAGGGCTTCGAGGGCCTCTACCGCAAGGATTTTGACCTGACGCCCTGGAAGTGCTACATCCGCTACGATGCCAACGTCCCCGAGAGCCTCTACCACACCGAAGGGGACGACTACCAGGAGATCGTGGGCAAACAGGAAACCCTGGTGAAAAAGGACCGGAAAGACACCACCGAGGGCAGCTATCAGGAGGCCGTGACCCAAAATAGTACCACCGAGATCGGCGGCGACCGCATCCAGACGGTGCAGGGCAGCCGCACCAGCACGGTCCAGGGAGATGACGGGGTCACCGTCACAGGCAAAAGGACCCTGCAGGTGGGCGGGGACGCGGCAGCCACCGTCCAGGGCAGCCAGACCACCATCGTCAAGGGGGACGCAACGATCACCGTCTCGGGGAAGCTGACCCTCCAGGTGGGAGGCTGTACCGTCCAGATCGACGGCAGCAGCGTGTCGGTGACCGCCGCCAGCGCGGTGAGCCTGAATGCCCCCACCCTCAGCCTGGAAGGGACCACGGTGCAGATCAGCGGCGCCACCGTCAACATCACCGGCGGGGCAGGGGATTGCGCCATCATGGGCAAGAGCCTGGTGAACCACACCCACACCTGTGCCGCCCCGGGCAGCCCCACAACGCCGCCGCTTTGATGGGAGGGATGCAGCATGATCGGGACACTGGGTCCCAATCTCATTTTCACGGTGAGCGATGACTACGTTTTGACCTTTGACGGGATGACCCGGGACGTATCGGGCCGGTGGGCCACCCACGAGACCCCCGGCATCAAGCCCCGGGCCGAGTTTCTGGGCCCCGGGCTGCAAAGCGTCAGCCTGCCCATCACCCTGTCCGCCGGCCTCGGCGTGAAGCCCCGGCGGATGCTGGACCTGGTGGAACAGATGGTGGAGACCGGCGACGCCGAGTATTTAATCCTGGGGTTCCGGCCGGTGGGGAAGAACCGCTTCCGGGTTACCGGCTCCAGCGAGACCTGGGACGTGATCTACAACCAGGGGGAGCTGGCCCGGGCAAAGCTCACCCTTACACTGGAGGAGTACGCCTGATGTACGATTTCAAGCTGGAATACACCTTTTCGGATGACAAGCTGGCCGACATCGACCGGCAGCTGAATCTGCTGCTGACCACCCGGGTGGGCACCATGCCCCTGGACCGGACCTTCGGTCTGTCCATGGACTATCTGGACCGGCCCGCCGCGGTGGCCAAAAGCCTGTATGTGGCCGAGCTGGTGGAAAAGGTGAGCACCTTCCTCCCGGCCATCCGGGTGCGGGAGGTGAAATGGCAGGCCGGCGCCGACGGCCGCGTCCTGGCAAAGGTGGTGATCGACCGTGCCTGACTGGGAAACCGCTCTGGCCAGTACGCCGGATATCTCTTTCATCGACGGCCGGACCATTGAGGACGTGAAAGCTGAGATGGTGGCCGACTATGAGTCCTACATGACCGCCGCCGAGGGCAAACCCTACACCCTGGGCCGGGCCGCGCCCCACCGGATGGAGCTGTACGCTGCCGCGGCCCAGATCTACCAGGCCATGCAGTACATCGACCGGGGCGGCAAGGTCAACCTGCTGAAATACAGCTACGGCGGTTTTCTGGACAACCTGGCCCTCATCAAGGGCCCCACCCGGAACCCTGCCGCTGCGGCTTCCACCACGGTGCGGTTTACCTTGTCGGCCCTGCGGGTGTCGGCGGTATCCATCCCGGCGGGGACGAGGGTGTCCATGGACGGCAGCGTCTATTTCGCCACCGACGTCTACACCGAAATCCCCGCCGGCAGCCGGACGGCGGATGTCACCGCCACCTGTACCACCCCCGGCGCCGCCGGCAACGGCTATCAGCCGGGAGAGCTGGCCATCCTGGTGGACCCGGTGCCCTATGTGGCCAGTGTCCAGAACATCACCCCCACCGCCGGGGGCACCGATGCCGAGAACGACGCCGACTTCAAGGAGCGGATCTACCTGGCCCCCGGGGCCTACTCCACCGCCGGCCCCGAGGACGCATACCGCTACCACGCCATGAGTTATTCTTCAGCGGTGGGGGACGTGGAAACCCAAAGCAACCAGGCTGCCGGCACGGTGGACCTGGTTTTCATTCTGGTCGACGGCTCCGATCCCGGCCCCGAGATGATCCAGGGAATGCTGGACCACCTGTCCGCCCGGCTGCGCCGGCCCATGACCGACCTGGTTCATGTATCGGCGCCCCAAAAGGTGGCCTATACCATCGACGTCACCTACTGGATCAACCGCAGCCAGGCCGCCCAGGCGGTGGCCATTCAGCAGGCGGTGAACCAGGCGGTAGAGGATTACAAGACCTGGCAGCGGACCATCGGCCGGGACATCAACCCTTCCAAGCTCCACGAGATGATGATGAAAGCCGGGGCCAAGCGGCTGGAGATCGCCGCCCCGGTCTACACCGCCGTCAGCAAGATCAAGATCGCGGCCCTGGAAGGGGAGGCCGTGGTCCGGTATGGAGGGCTGGAAGATGATTGAGCTGAAAGGCAGCCGGTTCACCCAGATTCTGCCCTATAACCTGTCCAGCCAGACCCAGACCCGGGCCCTGGCCTACGCCATCGGCCGCCAGGTGGACAAGCTGCTGGTCCTGGCCGACCGGATGGTGATCTGGGCGGGGCTGGATCAGGTGCCGGAACAGCTGCTGGACTACCTGGCGGCCGAGCTGCGCACCCCGGCCTACAGTGCGGACTACCCGGTAGAGACCAAGCGCACCCTGGTGCGTCAGTCTCTGCTGTTTTATGCCACCATGGGCACTCCCGGGGCGGTGGACCGGCTGATTCAGACTATCTTCGGCAGCGGCCAGATTGAAGAATGGTACCAGTACGGGGGCGAGCCCCACCACTTCCGGGCCGCCATCGGGGCGAGCAGAGTCACCATCGGTCCAGCAGAGCTGGACGCCTTCCGCCGGGTGCTGTCCTCGGTCAAGCGGCTGTCCTCCTGGCTGGACAGCATCGCCACCATCACCCCCATGGAGAGCCGCCCCGTCCGGGTGGCTGCGGCCCCCTGCGGCAGCTACGCCAGAACCACCCTGCCGCCGGTGTTTGTGCTGATCCCCACGGTGGTCCAGCTGGCAGCCGCTCCCGGCGGCACCATCACAACAACAACGCTTCCCCGCATCAAGGAGGGACAAGATGCCTGATCTTTACGGTTTTACACCCACCAATGCCGGCCGGGGGCTGATTGCCAGCCTGCTGGCCGGCGAAACCCTCACCATCACCCGGGCCATGGTGGGCAGCGGCAAGCCCGACAGCCTGGAAGCCATGGCGGCCCTCACCGATCTGGTGGCGCCGGTGGCCCAGGCCACCTCCACCACCCCCGTCCGCACTGAGGACGCCATCTCCCTGACGGTGGAGTACCGCTCGGACATGAATGGCGGGCTGCAGGAGGGCTTTGCCATCAACGAATACGGCCTGTTCGCCAAGACGGACGAGAGCGCCGAAACCCTGATTTTCTACGGCTGCCTGGGGGATCACCCCCAGTGGGTGTACCCCTACAGCCCCGGCGTGGCCCCGGACGTCCGGGACTACCCGGTGAAAATCCAGATCAGCAGCGAGGTCAACGTCCAGATCGACTATCATGCCGACGCCTTCATCACCGCCGAGGAGGCCGCCGCCCTGCTGGAAAGCATGGTGCAGAATGCGGCGGGGGCGGACATCCTGGAGATTACCGTCCCGGCGGATGCCTGGGCGCTGGCGGATGCAGAAGGGGAGGAAGAAACGGATTTTCCCTACTGCGCCGAGGTGGCGGCTGATGCCATTCGGGCCAGCCATTACCCGGTGGTGACCATCCACCCGGACGCCCTTGACACTGCATTCAGGGCGGGGCTGTGTCCCGCCGTCCAGGCGGAGGACGGGGCGCTGCGGTTCTGGGCCCGGCGCTGGCCTGCGGGGGACCTGGCGGCCACCGTGCTGCTGCAATCCCGGTCGGGTGGCGGCGCAGCAGCCGGCGGCGGTAGCGATTATGTCCTGCCGCCCGCCACCCAGACAACCCTGGGCGGCGTGATGGTCGGCGAAAACATCCATGTCACCGATGACGGCAAAATTTCGGTGGAGGATATCCCTGAACCGGCGACAGACGAGGAAATCAGAGACATAGTCTCTGGTTCCTTTGCTTCTGATGCAGAATAACAACATCGTTATGGAGGTATTACACGATGGCACAGACTAAATACATTACCCCTGAAAACATGCAGGCAGCGCTGGACGAGCTGAAAACGCGGGTGGTCCAGCCGGAGGCCGGCAAGGGCCTGAGCACCAATGATCTGACCAATGAGCTCAAACAGAAATACGACCAGGCAGCCCAGCAGGCATCCAGCCTGACTTCTGCCGGGGCCGAGGCAAACGTCATCGAGACGGTCAAGGTCAACGGCAGCCCGTTGTCTCCCGACGGCTCCAAGGCCGTTGACATCTCTGTACCCACCAAAGTCAGCCAGCTGCAAAACGACAGCAAGTACCAAACCGAAAGCCAGGTTACCTCTGCCATTAATGCCAAGGTTTCTTCGGTTTATAAGCCTGGCGGCTCCATTGCCTTTGCATCCCTGCCTGAGCTTTCCGCAAGCGTGCTGGGCATGGTCTACAATGTGACCGACGCTTTCACCACCACCACGGACTTTGTGGATGGCTCGGGGAAGAAGTACCCGGCAGGCACCAATGTCGTGGTGGTGGATGCAGGCAGCGGCTCCTATAAGTTCGACGTGCTGGCCGGCTTTGTGGACCTGAGCGGCTATGCCACCACCTCTGCCATGAACAGCGCGATTGCTACGGCAAAGAGTGAGGCCATCAGCTCTGCAAACAGCAGCACCGACGGCAAGCTGGCAGACTACGTCAAGTCGGCCGATCTTGTGCCGGCCACCACAGAAGAGATCCAGGCCATGTTTGACGGCTGGGACGCCTGACCCGACAGTGAGGTGTCCCGATGCTGGATTATATCGATAAGGAGGCCATGGCGTTTGTCGTGGATTTTCTGCGCGGCCTCTGTATGACCAAGAGGGACGGCGAAGCGGTGTACAATGCTCTTTCAGCCCTGGCGGAGGCAGTGGTATTTCCCGCCGCCAGCCTTACCATCCCGTCCTCGGGATGGAAAACAGGCACAGACGGGGCGTTCGCAGTCTACATCGACGTGTCGGCGGCCGGCGTGACAGCGGCCGACAGCGTGACGGTGACCCTTTCGTCCCAGAGCATAGAGGCAGCCCGAGCCTGCGGCCTGTGCCCAATGGTGGAAACCCTGAGCGGAGTGCTGCGATTCCGGGCCATGTCCGCACCCAAAACATCTATGACCGGCCAATACCGCATTTTGCGCGGCCCGGCCAGTAAGGAGGCATGACCATGGGTTATGGTCCAATCAATGTCGGCTACCCGGTAAAAATCAATCAGCCCGGCGGCGTGGCCGGCATCGGCAGCGACGGCAAAATCCCCGCCCAGCTGATCCCCGAAATGGGCGGCGGTTTTGTCCAGATGACCGAGGAAATCCCGGTGGAGCAACGGAAAAAGGACACCTTGTACAGCCTCATTGAGGTGGACTTTGGAAAAGGAGGTGTCTAAATGGCACTCAGAAAACTGGGCGAAGTTGCAACGGGCACTGTCGTTGAACTCAATGAGTCCGGCAATCCGGTGAAGTTTATTGTGGTGCAACAGGGCAGCCCCAGCGACGACTATTACAATTTTGACAATGTATCTTTGATTTATCGAAAAGATATCCAATCAAAGCGAGCTTGGGACTCAAACAATGATCACAATGACATCCAAAAATCAGAGCTTTATGCGTGGCTGAACGACGAAGTCAACGGGTATTTGAGTCTTCTGGACGAAAAAATTCGCGCATCTCTTGTGCAGGTGCGTGTTCCGTTCCGGCCCGGCTCCGGCAGTGAGGACACAGTTGCTGGAGGCGCGAGTGGTCTGCTGTCTAAGGCGTTTTTGCTTTCGATCAAAGAATTAAATATTCCGTACGATTGGTCAAACCCTCAAGAGGGGGCGACATTAGCCTACTTTGTGGACGCAGGCAACGCAAACCGAAAAGCGACGTATAACGGATCGTTTGAATCCTATTGGACGCGCACTCCTAATGGATCAGGAGACGGGATAACCGTTTCTTCAATATCCAGCGCTGGTGCCCATCAGGAGATGTCTTACCCTTCGGAACTGCTTGGCGTGCGTCCCGCTCTGCCGTTGTTGCAAACGCTGTATGTGGATGAAAACAACAAAATCATCGCTAACGATCCCCCTACAGCCCCCAGCAGCATCGACGTGTCTGGCGTGGTCAAAGGCGGCAGTGCCACCATCACCCTGACGGCAGCCACCGACCCCGACGGCACGGTGGAGAGCTACATCTATGAGCGCCAGATGGACGGCGGCGCGTGGGAGAAGGTAGCCTAGGCCAACAGCCTGACCCAGACCGACACCATCGGCGAAGAATGGGGCACCGTGGCCTACCGAGCCGCAGCCGTGGACAACCTGGGGCTGCAGGGGCCGTATATCACCAGCAATACCGAAACGGTAAATGTTGGCTGGGTGACCATCGGCGGCCCGGCTGAGTCCATGGGCAGCAAGGCGGTGCCCTTTGATTTTGCTTTTTCGGTTTCTGTTTCTGGGCAGTCCAGCACGGGAGCCATCACGGCTTCTGCCGCCCTGGATGGGAAGCAGGTTTACAGCGGTACCCCCAACGCGGGGGAGCAGGTCACAATCCCCATCAAAACCCATCTGTTGGGGGCCGGCACCCACACCGTCGAGGTGCAGGCCAGCAAGGACGACTATCTGCCGGCATCCAAGCGGTATACCTTCACCGTCCCGGCGGTGACCATCCCGGACGGCGGCGTGGGTGCGCTGGCCCAGGACCCGGCGGGCCGGGCAGTGTTCCACACCACCCTGGCCCAGCGGTGCATCGGCCGGGACGGCGTGGACATCCAGGCCCAGATGGATGCCCTGGCTGCCCGGGTCAAGACTTTGGAGGGCTGATTATGTACATTTTGAGCAAGACCAAAAGCGACGCCGGCCAGTATCCGGCCCTGGAAAGCTGGCCCGGCCTGACGGCTCCGGATGGCTTCTACTGGTGGCCGGACAGCCTGGATCAGACCCAGTTTGACCAGTACCAGGGCTTTGTGACCCTGGAAGTGGCCCGGGGTACCGTGGTGAGCTGTACGCCCAACCAGCCGGCCTTTGAGGCCTGGCAGGCGGCGCAGTTGGCCGCCCGGAAGGCGGAGCGGATCGCCGAGAGCAACAGCCTGCTGGATGCTTACCTGCTGGCCCACCCCCTGCAGTGGACCGACGGCAACTACTACACCATCACAAAAACCAAACAGCAGCAGCTGACCAGCAAATTGTTCAGCGCAACGATGGCGGCCCAGCTGGGCCAGCCTTATGACCTTAAATGGAACACCACTGCCGAAAAGTGCATCCCTTGGACCCTGGAAAACCTGACGGCCCTGGCCTTTGCCATCGACAAGCGGGTCACGGGCCTGGTGAGCTACCAACAGGACCAGGAGACGGCCATGCGGGAAGCAACCACCCTGGAAGAACTGGAAGCCATCCTGGTGGACTATGACAGCGTCCCCCTGCCGGGAGGTGAGACGGCGTGAAGGCAATCGCAAAAGAAACAGCCCTCGCAGTGTGAACCGCTCCAGTAAAAGTAGACAGTGAAAAAAGAAGGCCTCCTGTGGTAGAATAAAACTACTACAGGAGGTCTTTGCTATGCCCAGAAAATACAGCCACATTCAGGAACACGAGAA